AATTACCTGTAAATCCTACAGAAGAAGATTTAGATAACATTTATAGCAGACTAGGTAGACCAGAAACGGCTGCTGGTTATGAAGTGCCTGTAGATGGAAATGTAATAACTGAAGAAATAGCTACACAATATGCTGATATTGCACATAGTTTAAGACTTACACCACAACAAGCACAAGGTGTTTTAGACTATTATAAAAGCTCCGTAGAACAGTCAAGTCAAGGATTGCACGAACAAGCTGAGAAACAAGCCGAGCAAACAGCTTTAGAGTTACAAAAAGAGTGGGGTTCTGCTTTTGAGTCTAAGGTTACCGCTGCAAAAGATATTGTTGAACAGTTTGGTGGTGGTGATTTACTGCAAATGAAACTAGATGATGGTACATTAATAGGTAATCATCCTGTTTTTATTAAGGCGTTTGCTGCTATGGGAGATTTTAAATCTACTGTAACAAGTGAAGATACTGTTAGTGACAATGCTACTAATAAAGCTTACACACCACAAATGGCACAACAAGAAGTTGATACCATAATGAACGATAAATCGCACGCCTATTGGAATAGAAAAGATCCTATAGGAAGACAGCGTGCTGTTGAACGTATGCAAGAATTGATGGGGTTTATTCATGGATAATGAAATAACGCCTACACAAGAAATTCGTTTGGAATGTTTACGGCTTGCAGTTGAGTTTGGAACGCAAAGAGATTTGTTGCATCCTAACAAACTTGCTGATATATATTACGAATGGGTTATGCAGGGTAGCTTGGCAACAAGTCCTCAAGACAATCGGATAGACGATAGCCTAAAGTCGGCTAAAAATTCTAGGAGTGTCCGTAAAGGGTAGCACACTGTAAATAAATCAAATGTAACTTTTACTAAGGAGACTTAAATGTCAACATCAGTAACTACAGCATTTGTCCAACAGTATTCTGCTAACGTACAGATGCTGTCTCAGCAGATGGGAAGCCGTCTAAGAGACACAGTTCGTGTAGAGAATATTACAGGGAAAAATGCTTTTTTCGATCAGGTGGGCGTTGCTACTGCACAGTTGCGTACAACTCGCCATGCCGACACTCCACAGATAGACACACCTCATGCAAGACGTAGGGTGAGTTTAGCTGACTATGAATATGCCGATTTAATTGATGACCAAGATAAAGTCAGAATGTTAATTGATCCAACATCAAGTTATGCACAAGCAGCAGCGGCTGCAATGGGTAGAGCTATGGATGATGTTATCATTTCTGCTGCACTTGGAACAGCTTTTACAGGCGAAACAGGTTCAACATCTACTGCTTTTTCATCTGACAATCAGATTGCAAATGGTAGTGCAGATATGTCTGTTGCTAAGTTAAGACAAGCTAAAAAACTTTTAGATTTAGCTGACGTTGACCCATCAATACCAAGATATATTGCAGTTGGTCCTAATCAGGTTGAAGCCTTACTTGGCGATACCAATGTAACAAGTTCTGACTTTAATACAGTCAAGGCTCTTGTTCAGGGTGACGTTGATACTTTTATGGGTTTCAAATTTATTGTAACAAACAGACTATCGTTTGCATCAAACATCCGTTCATGTTTCGCATGGGCAGAGGATGGGATTGCTCTAGGCATAGGCAAAGACGTATCAGCAAGAATAGACGAGAGAGCAGACAAAGGTTATGCTACTCAAGTTTATTATTGCATGAGTGTTGGAGCTACACGCATGGAAGAATCTAAGATTGTGCAAATCGATTGTGATGAATCAGCGTAAGGGAGATAGATTATGACTACTAAAAATTCAGATCTGGTAGCTAACTTTGAAGCTAGTCCTCCTGTAATTAACCCTGCATCTTTGTACCATGGCGTGAAGCGTGTTGCACAGGGAACATTAGAATTGGTTGCTGGTGACAGTACTGACAATGATATTGTCATGCTTGCACAGATTCCAAGTAACGCATCTATTCCTGCAATTAATATTGCAACAGACACTTTTGGTGGAAGTTGTACTTTTAACGTAGGTCTGTATCAAACATCTGGAACAGTTGTAGACGAAGACTATTTCGCTACATCAGTTGCTGATGCTGGTGCAATGACAGATGTACGCTTTGAAGCAGCAGACATTACAACAAATGGTTTAAAAGTCTACGAAATGGCTGGAGAGACTGTTGACCCAGGTGGGTTCTACTACGTTGCAGTAACATTTAATGCAACAGGTGGTACTGCTGGAAGCATGTCTTTCATCATTGACTACGTTGTAAACTAACAAAACATGGGGAGCAGTTAACGCTGCTTCCTATTTCTAGGAGTTTGGGATGCCGTCAGTTGTAGATATTTGTAACGAAGCTATGGATTTACTTGGTGCAGCAACAATTACTGCATTAACAGAAAACTCTAAAGAAGCACGACTATGTAACAGAAGGTTTGAAACAGTAAGAGATGCAGTTCTAAGAGCACATACTTGGAACGTAGCTATATCAAGATCATCATTAGCTAAAGATACTACTGCACCTGCATTTGGATTTTCCAGTCAATTTACATTACCTACAGACCCTTATTGTTTGAGGGTTGTTTCTTTTTGGAACTCTAACGTAAACAATGATGTTGCCGCATATGACAGTAATGTAATGTTTAAGATAGAGGGCAGAAAAGTGTTATCTAATGAAGGCACTTGTTCTATTATTTATATAGCTAGAGTAACAGACACAGAGCAGTTTGATCCTTTGTTAAGCAGTACGATTGCACACAAACTTGCATCAGAAACAGCTTACGCTATAACAGGCAGCAATGCTTTGGCACAATCTATGTATTCTTTATATCAAGCAAGGCTAAGTGAAGCCAGAAGTATGGATGCACTAGAGGGTTATCCAGAACAATTACAGGCAGATACTTACACTAACGCAAGGTTCTAATATGGCTAGAGTATCGTCTATTATCACCAACTTTAGAGCAGGTGAGATATCTCCTAGACTAGAAGGTAGAATAGATTTACAGAAATATAATGAAGCTGTAAAACAACTAGAAAACATGATTGTATTTCCTCAAGGTGGTGTTACTCGTAGACCTGGAACATATTACGCAGGAACCACAAAAGATGGTGGTCAGGTTAGGTTAATTAACTTTGAGTTTAGTGATACGCAAGCCTATGTTTTAGAGTTTGGTAATCTTTACGTTAGGATATATAAAGATGGTGGCTTAGTCACAGCATCAACTACAGCAATAAGTGGTATAACTAAAGCAAATCCAGCAGTTGTAACATCTAATTCACATGGCATGAGTAATGGAGATAGAGTTTTTATTTCTAGCGTTGTAGGTATGACAGAAGTAAACAACAGAGAGTTTACAGTTGCAGGTGTCACAACTAATACATTTCAGCTAAGTGGTATCAACAGTTCTGCGTTTACAACATACGGCAGTGCAGGTACTGCTGGTAAAATAATAGAAATAACCACGCCATATACTACATCACAGTTATCTACGATTAACTTTGCACAGTCAGCAGATGTTTTGTTTTTGTCACATAACAGCCATGAATCTGCAAAGTTAACAAGGACAAGTCATACAGCATGGACACTAACAGATATTGATTTTGTTGATGGTCCTTATTTAGATGAAAATATTACTGCAACAACTTTATATGCTTCAGCAGATAATGGTTCTGTTACAATTACAGCTAGTGCTGACTTATTTGCAAGTACAGATGTTGGTAGGTTAATTAGGTTTCGTGAAGTATTAGAGATAACTTATGATGAATGGGCAGCAAGTACAAGCTATGCTAATAATGCTTTTGTAAGATTTAATGGTCATGTTTATAAGCATACGACTGGTAACACACAAACATCAGGTAACACACCACCAGTACACACATCTGGTACAGAAACATATGGCAGTCTTAATTGGCAATATAGGCATGATGATACTGGTTATGTAAAGATTACTGGATATACAAACGCTACAACAGTGACAGCTACAGTTAAAGAAGATGATGGTGGTATCTCTGTTTTACCAGCACAGGTAGTAGGCTCTAGTAATGCTACTGCAAAATGGTCGTTAGGCAGCTTTAGTACAACCACTGGATTTCCTAGAGCTATAGGTTTTTACGAAGAACGATTGTATTTTGCCAGTACAACAAGTCAGCCACAAACTATATTTGGTAGTGTTTCTGCTGATTTTGAGAATCATACACCAGGCACAGCAGATGATGCAGCAATTAATGTAACGATAGCGTCAGACCAAGTTAACGTCATAAGACATTTATTACCAGCTAGATTCTTGCAGTTATTGACTACAAGTGCTGAGTTTACGTTATCAGGTGGTGCAGGGTCAGAGCCAGTTACACCTACTAATGTTAACGTATTAAGAGAAACTACATTCGGCACAGGTAATGTAAAGCCATTAAGAGCAGGTAACAGTACGATATTAATACAAAAAGGTGCTGAAAAAGTTAAAGAGATAACCTTTGATTTAGACACAGATGGATTGTTGGGTGTTGATTTAACTGTGTTAGCTGACCATTTAGCTAGAGGTGGTTTGACTGATATGGTTTGGCAACAGGAGCCTGAGTTATTATTATGGTTTGTTCATAGTGACGGCAGGCTAATCGGATTAACCTATGACAGAGCAAACGCAACAGTAGGTTGGCATGAACACAGTTTAGGTGGTAGTGGTGTAGTAGAAAGTATTACAGCTATACCTAGTGGTGCAGAAGACCAAGTTTACCTAAGCGTAAAAAGAACTATTAACAGCACTACTGTAAGGCATATTGTTTTTTTAAAGTCATTATATTTTAATGATGATGTAACAGATGCTTTTTTTGTAGATAGTGGCTTAACATATAGTGGCAGTGCTACAACGTCTATTACAGGTTTAAACCATCTTGAGGGTGTGTCAGTAACCATTTTAGCAGATGGGTCTGCACATGCTAATAAAACAGTTAATGGTGGTGCAATCACATTAGATAGAAGCTCATCTAAGGTACATGTTGGTTATGGTTACACATCATCACTGGAAACATTGCGTATGGAAGCAGGTGCAGAAGATGGTATTGCACAAGGCAAGATAAAAAGAATACATGGTGTCACAGCTAGATTCTTTCAGACAGTCGGTGCAGAGTTAGGACCAGATACTAATAATTTAGACAGATTGCCGTTTAGAGATAGTAGTATGAACATGAACCAAGCTGTACCATTATTTAATGGAGATAAAGAAATATCCTTTCCGTCAGGGTATGACAATGATGCAAAGATTGTTATAAGGCAAACACAACCATTGCCAATGACAATATTAGCTATTATGAGAAGGTCTAATACATTTGATGCTTAAGATTAAAAAGTTTGAAAAAGAAGACTTAGAAATGATAGAGACAAATTTTCATTTTCCAGAAAGCTCGAAAGCAGTTATGATGAAAGAAAGTTGCATTAGTGCGTACACAGCATTGCAAGAAAGTAAGGTTTTTATGATTGGTGGTGTATATGGATTGTGGGAAAATG